AAAAAAAAAAAAAAAACGGATGCAAGGCTTTTATTTATTGGCATAAAGGAAACCCTGTGCCTAACTTTGCAGATGGTGAATTAGCGTGGACTTCTTTCAATAAAAACGCAAAACAATTTAATTATAGGTATTCCGGAAATTTAGAGGGTAATACGAGTACTGGCGTAAAGTTTCATCCTACGCAAAAGCCTGTTGCGTTGTATGAGTGGATTTTAATGAATTACGCAAAGGATGGTGATAAGATATTAGATACACATTTAGGTTCGGGTTCTATTGCTATTGCGTGTCATAATTTAGGGTTTGATTTGACCGCTTGTGAGTTGGATAAAGACTATTATGATACAGCTATGGAGAGGCTAAAAAAACACAAGAGCCAAACAAGAATGTTTTAATGACTTTACAGTTAATAAAAAATAAATTATGATTTTTAAACATAGAAAATACAAGCATACAGATTATATGTACAATCGCATTAAAGAGTTAGATCAGCAGATTATCGGAGTAGCGAAAATGTACACGAAGCGTCCAGCAGTAAATCATTTTGAACGTTTAAAATTGTATTGTGATTTAAGAGTTAAATACGTTAGACGTTATAACTTAATAATGAGATGATATGTTATACGATAAAGATTGGGTTTATTACGGAAACCCGGCGAACGATAGAGAATACGAGTTTGAATGTAGGAGTTGTGGCAAACCTTCCGATTCAGAATTTTGTAATGGAATTTGTTTTGAAGCATTTATGCTTTAGTTTTTGTTTTGTTTTATAGTTGATAGTGGACGAAGCCCGGGTAAAACCGGGTTTTGTTTTTTTAAGCTATCTTTGATTGTGGACACTACTCACAAAGGTTGTTTAGCTGAATATAGATTCGCTTTAGAATGCCTTAAAAGAGGTTTTGCCGTATCAATGCCATTATTAGCTTCAAGCGTTTATGATTGTTTAATAGAAAAAAATGGAGTAATAAAAAAGATTCAAGTAAAGTCAGCAATGAGTAAAGAAGTAGATAACAAAGGGGTACACGTTAAAATTAGAAGAAATGATAAACAATATCCAGCAACATTGGTTGATTATTTTGCAGTCTGGGTGGAAGATTATAAGGGATTTTTCATTTTTAAAAATGATGAAAAAATAAAAGTAAAAAGATTGAATTTATCCGGAGTGAATAAGATATATTTTAATAATTTTGCATTTAGATAATTCTCATATCTATATAGTTTTTTGTTTTTGTTTGTGAATGGCTTAGAATTTAATCTGAGCCATTTTTTTTATCTTTGTTTTAAATCTTTGCAATGGCGTATAGAGTTATTTATCCAGAAAAGTATTTCGCACAAACGAAGGTAAATTCCGTTACAGGAAGTGAAATTATTACTTTAACCGAGGCAAAAGATTACATAAGGGTTGATACAACGGATGATGATACCTTGATCACTTCTATAATTAAGCAAGCCAGAATTTATGCTGAAAACTATATGTCCAGAGATATAGTTGCTAAAAATAGAAGTTTATATCTACCCTATGTTGAAAAACGTTTTTTATTGCCTTTTTCGCCTATTGCGTCTATAAGTTCAGTAACAGTTGAAGGTATTGCGACAACGGCTTATGAAACCTTTGGATTATTAGATGATATTATAAGTTTGAACAGTAGACCGTCTAAGGATGTTGAGGTTACATATATCACAGAGGGTATGAGCGATGAATTATTAAAAGGCGCAGTTCTTCAATTAGTTTCAACGTTTTACGACAATAGAAGTGATTTTTATGTAGGTGAAACTGTAAATGAAATACCAACAGAAGCTAAAAGAATGTTGGATTCATTTAAAAGTATGTTCATATAATGAATGCCGGAAAATTTAATACAAGGGTTGAAATTATACGTTTAACAAAAACGGCAGATAATTTTGGTGGCTTTACTTCAACAGATACAGCAGTGAATACTGTTTGGGTGGAATTAAAATTTAAATCTGGTGATGTTAAACAAGAGAATGGCAGAAGGTCAAAATATACTGAAATTGAATTAATGCTAAGGAAGAAAACCGCAGACACAATTTTATTCACCGATATTCTTAAAATAGAGGGGTTTTCTGGACGTTATAGGATAAATGATATATATGATGTTCATCAACGTTTTTATTCAAAAATTTTAGCCGTTAAAATTGATTAGTTTGGAAATAGATAAAAGAGATTTAAGGCGTTTTAAGGATAGGTTGTCTAAGTTAATGGATATTGATAAAGTCCAAACCCAGAAGGCGTTATTTAAATTTAGTAACCAAACTGAAAGGGATATAAAAAAAGATGCTCCGGTTGATACAGGGAATTTAAGGCAAAACGTGAAGCAATTTGTCAAACCGGGTGAAGTAACAATAACTTCAAGAGCGTTATCCAAAGACAATTTTGATTATGCTATAATACAAGAGTTTGGATCAATTTTTAGATCACCAAAACCATACTTTTACCCAAATGTTAGAAAAAACTTCTTTGTATTAATTGATGATTTAGGGCGAAGAATAAAGAGAGCGTTGAGATGAAGGAAGCATTGCATTTTATTAGAAAAGCAATCATAAACCGATTGTCTGGTTCAATTACTTTAAATGGCGACACAGTTCCGGTTTACAATAGAGTTCCTTCAAATGCTACGTTTCCTTTTATAAAGGTTTATTCTTTTAGGAATGATGAAATAAATATAAATAGGGATTCGTTTATCACAGATTGCCAAACACGTATAGAGGTTGTTACTTCATTTGATAGCGATAATGGCGGTGAGTATGATTCTAATTTAATAACAGATCAAATATTATCTTTAATTAGGACACGTTCAAGTGGTTATTACGATTTAAGTAAAGATGATTTTAAAGTGATCACTTGCACTAATGAAGGAACAATTTATTTTGAAGATGATGCAGATGATAAAACATATTTTAGAAGTATAATAAATATTTCAAATAGAATACAGCAGTATCCATTAGTTGAAATATTAGAAAATAGATCGAGTTTTTTCGAGAATAGCGATTGTTTAAATGATATAATAAGTGATCTAAAAAATGGATGATTTTATGGATAATGTAAGAACATATGGAGCTAATTTTTTTGCGATATTGTTTTCTGGTATAGAAGATGTAAACCCATATTTGCAAAGTGTTGTGTTAGTTTTAACTATAATTTATACTTGTATTCAAATAATTAAAAAAATCAAATCGAATGGCTAAGGTAGATATAGACGGTGACGGAAAAGCAGATTTTTCTATTACATTACCAAACGTTATTATGCTTGTAGGTGGGTTAATTTCATTGGTAAGTTCTTACTATATGCTTGATTCTAAAATTGAAAAAGCAATGGTAAATCCGCCACAAGAAGTAGTAAAAAAAGATTTACAGGCGTTGGAAAAAGAAACGGATTTAAAGTTGCAGAAGTTAGAAAAACAAATTGAGGATTTAAACCTTAACTTAACTACATATTACAAAAGGAAATGAAAGTAAGAAAATCAACATCAAAGATTATAATTCATTGCACGGCAACAAGGGAAAATCAGGATATTACAACAGACACAATAAGACGTTGGCACGTTGTAGAAAGGGGGTGGTCAGATATTGGCTATCATTACATAATAAAATTAGACGGTACAGTTGAAAAAGGAAGGTCAGAAGAATTACAAGGCGCACACACAAAAGGTGAAAATCATTGTTCTATTGGCATTGCTTATGTTGGAGGTTGTGATGAAAAGCTGAACCCAAAAGATACAAGGACTGAAAATCAAAAAGAAGCATTGAATAAATTAATTGCAGATTTAACTTATAAATATCCAGATACAGTCGTATATGGGCATAACGATTTCAGCGACAAGGCTTGTCCGTGTTTTAACGCAAAAGAAGAATATAATTTAAATGAATAGTATTTTAAAGTTATTTGGCTTTTTAAAAGGTAAAGATCAAGGTGGTTTAGGTGAATTTGCCAAAGATATAAGGGAAGCTATTAAGGGTAAAGAAATTGATCCGAACAAGGCTTTAGATTTAATAAAGTTGCAAAACGAAATAACAAAGGTGGAAGCGCAACATAGAACAGTTTTTGTGGCTGGTTGGCGTCCCTTTATTGGTTGGGTTTGTGGTTTTGCGCTTCTTTATAACTTTATAGTAAGGGATATTATTTTATGGTTTTTGCCCGGTTCTATTCCTCCAGCTTTACAAATGGAGCATTTAATGACCGTTTTATTAGGGATGTTAGGCTTAGGCGGTTTACGCACTTATGAAAAAGTTAAGAATAAAACAAAATAATTAAATTTGTAAAAAAATACAGTATGGCATCAGATTTATTTTTTTCGGATCAATTTCAAAAATTGTCTTTTGGTGATAAGGGTTTAAGGGTAATTGCTTCTGGAAACACAACGGCAAGTGATGAGGATTTTTGTGCAGTTCAAGCTACTGAAAGTTCAACAATTACATTTAATTCAAACGCAGACGGCGGTGATACTTCTGTAACCTCTTTGTCGATTCCGGCTGGAGCTATCATATACGGTAATTTAGAGGACATTAATTGCACTTCTGGTAAGGTGGTTTGTTATTTAAGATAATGGGATTGGGTTTAGGAATTATTTTTGGTGCTTTTGTATTTGAAATTCAAGAGTTATTAGCTATTTTAAAAGGTAGATCAGCTAATTTTGAAAATGAAAGTTGCGCCAGCATTATACTTGAAACTTTAAGTAATATTTAAAATGAGTTTATTAGATAAAGCGAAAATTGTACAAGCTCCAAGCGGTTATGATACTTCAAGTTTAAATAGTGTTGTGCCTTCAAATGGTAATGGCGATTTTGATTTTACAAGAGCGTCTAACGGCACAAGAACAAACGAAAATGGATTAATAGAAACTAAGGGAAACAATATTCCAAGATTAAATTACGATGTAGATTCAAGTGATAATGTAGGTTGTGGTTACTTATTATTAGAACCAGAAGCAACAAATACGGCAACAAAATCAAATGACTTTTCAAATGCTGGTGGTGCGGATATTTTTACTTTTTCAGATAACCCAAATGAAGGGAATATAACTTTAACGGCTAATAATGCTACTTCACCAGACGGCACAACAAATGCTACAAAGATTACGGCAACGGCTGGAAGCGCCAAACATAGAATTGGGTTTTTTAATACAAGAGTGGTATCAAATAACACAAATGTTGTTTCAGTTTTTGCCAAAAAAGGGTCAGGAGCGGACTATCTTTCATTAAGAGCAGATACATTTGATTCTAATTATAGAGTAAATTTCAATCTGGATAACGGTACAATAGGTTCAACGTCCAACGTAACTTCGCCCAAAATGGAATATTTTGGAAACGGTTGGTACAGATGCTCAATTCATTTTAAAACTACAACAGATGTAGATGGCGCAATATCGTTAATTATGCAAAATGCAGATGATTTCAATGATTTTAATGCCGTTGGTACAGAGTTTATATTTTTGTTTGGAATACAATGCGAAACCACAACAAAGGATGATTTTGTGTTTCCTACTTCGTATATTCCCACCACAGGAAGTACAGTAACGAGGTCAGCAGACGTTTGTGGCGATGCTGGAAGTAGTAGTATTATAAGTGATACAGAAGGTGTTTTATTTGTTGAAATTGCATCTTTAGTTTCCACCCAAGACGGCACTAAAGAAATAACAATCAATGACGGCACTTCAAATAATAGATTTTCAATAAGATATACAGGAACGGCAAATCGAATTTCAGTTCTCGCTCAAGTATCGGGTTCTAATATAATAGGACTTAATCACACAGTCACAGATTCAACAGATTTCTCAAAAGTTGCTTTTAAATTTAAATCCGGGGACAATGCCTTATGGGTTGACGGTGTTGAGCGTGCAACAGATACAAGCACATTTACAGTTTCAGGATTATCTCAAATAGATTTCCGCAGGTCGGGTGCAGGTGGACAGGATTTTGAAGGAAAAGTAAAACAATTAGTCTATTTTGATGAAGCGTTATCAGATACAGAATTAACTTCTTTAACAACATAGTATGGCAAGGATATTAAAAAAATACGAGTTTACAGACGAACAAGAAGCGGATAATTATTTAAATCAATTACCAACGATATTAGATGAGGACGGCAATAATATACCAGATCATCAACATCATATAAAAAGGTTGGGATTTTTAGTGGAAACTCCGGCAACGTATGATGAGGAAGGCAATGAATTAACGCAGTCAGTATTAAAAGATAAATATTCAGTTGATATTTTATGGAAAAGTCAAACGGCTCAACCTTATTTAGATGATTGGGCGGACAAAGAAATATCAAATGACGGCACGTGGTCAAATGAAAATGGAGCGCATACGTGGTTTGGATTTAGCTTTTCATAAGAATTTTAATAATTATATTTGTAATAAATAAATAAGATATGGCTACAACAGGAGTATTTAACGGTACTAATTTGCTTTTAAAAGTTATCGCAGACGGCGGTACACTTGCTACAATAGGACATACAACGTCTTGTACATTTACTTTAAATAATGATTTACCGATTGCAACGTCCAAAGATTCAAGTGGTTTTCAAGAAGTTATTGCTGGAGTTATTTCCGGTGAAATTTCATTTGACGGTTTGATTAAGTATGATGATACGATGAATGCTGAAGAATTACAAGGTTTTGTATTGAATAGAACAAAGATTGATTTTTCTTTTGGTACAGGTGAAAGCGGTGATACTATTTTGACCGGTGAAGGGTTTTTATCTTCATTTGAACAAACAGGTGAAATGGAAAGTCCGGCAACATATTCCGGAACTATTGTAACAACAGGAGCAATTTCTACCGCAACAAATCCATAATAAATGAATAAACAAAGAGGGTATTACGCCTTAGAGATAGGCGGTAAAAAACGTATGCTTCATTTTTCAATGAATTTTTGGGTGAACTTTACCGATTCATTGGATGTAAAATTGGATGATATTGGCGGTTTATTTGACAATGGCGTACAATTATCCACAATTAGAACGCTTATATATTCAGCTATTTTAGCCAATGACCAAGAAAAGGGAAACGAAATTGACTATACTGAATTTACCGTTGGGGCGTGGTTAGATGATTTAGATGCCAATGAATTAGAAAATATAATTGATGCAATGTTGCAGTCAAGGATTTTAGGTAATGATCTAAACAACGGCATTGAAAGGCGTGAAGATAATACAGAAGAAGCAAAGTAGGGGCGTCCGTTACGTGGGATGATGTTTTAGATTATTACATTGGGCAAGTTGGTATAAGTCCGGCAGATTTTTGGGTGAATACGTGGAAGGAAAACCAATTATTGGGTGAGGCTTTTCAAATCAAAAATAATCTTCTTTGGGAACAAACAAGATATTTATCCGCAATGGTTTATAATTCTAACGCTACAAAAAGAAGCCAAATGGTAAAGCCGGAACAGTTATTTACTTTACCACAGGATAAAATTAAAAGCCAAGGCAAACCTAAATCCACAAAGGAACAGTATGAAGCCTTTTCCGCAAAAGTCGATCAGTTGAATTCCAAAAAAGAAAATGATTAAATTTGCCTTATGGAGCAAAGTTTAAGGGTTACTTTATCAACAGATTCAAGCAAATTTATAAGGGGTTTAAATCAGGCTTCAAACAGACTAAATTCATTTGGCAATAGATTAAAAGGTGTTGGAAGTAGTTTACAGACCAGATTGACTTTGCCGTTATCTTTAGCAGGTGGAATGGCGGTTAAAAGCGCATCAGATTTTGAACGTTTACGCACTTCATTAGACGTATTAAGTGGATCAGCAGAAAAAGGAGCAGAAAGTTTTCAAAGATTAGTACAGTTTTCAGCACAAACGCCATTTCAGTTGACTGAATTAGCTAAGGTCAACAATATGCTTTTAGGTTTCGGAATGAATACGGAAGAAGCGTTTGAAGCGTTAAAAATGCTCGGTGATGTTGCTTCTGTTTCTGGTGGCGATTTAAACGGTGTAGCAAGGGCGTTTGGACAAGCAAGCGCAACAGGAAAACTATTCGCAGAAGATATAAACCAATTAATTGATAACTCCGTTCCGGTGATTAAGTTGTTAGCGGAAGAAATGGGAGTTGCAGAAGGACAAATAAAACAGTTAGCATC